CAATGTTAATAAATATGAAAGGAGTATCAAAATATGGAAAATGAAGTACATACCCTTGCTACTGAACTTCTTCACGAACTGAAAGCCTCAGTAAAGAGATGGTTCATTATCGCCGTTATTGAATTATTTGTTATACTCTCAATGGCTGGCGGGTTTATATGGTATATATCTCTACCCGTTGAAGAAGAAATTGTCACTGTAGAAGGTGATGACAACGGCAACACTAACTATGTAGGAAATGACATGACAGGAGCTATCTATAATGGCGAAGGTAACGGTAAGAAAAATACGCAGGGCGAAACGAGGTAGACGCAGAAGGAGAAAATAATTTATGGGCGGGCAGAGAGACCAATCAAAAATAATCCGTAAAATCCAACGTGCGTGCAATGTCAAATTTAACGAACAACTATGTTACAACATAAACCAATTTTATTCTACTACGCATAAAAGAGAAATTAACCGCTATGTAATTAGTAAACAAACTACTGACGGTTCTTCTGGTAAATATAGTAAAGAGGATTTGTTTAGTACATACTCTTTATTACAAATGGTCTTTTTTATGCGGGACTATTGGTATAGGCTTAACGGCATTGAACTACCAAATGACAATGAACAATGGTGCGAAGTAAGAAAGGACACAATACTGGAAGATGAACGGCGCTGGAAAAACTAAAGTGGGTCGAAAAGTTATTACAGAAGATACGCCGTTAACCGCACAAGATTGGAAATTTGTCTTGGCATATATAAATGCAGAAGCGGGCGTAACAGATAAACTTATAGGTGTTGCATCTTCTGATAAAATACGAACTGCATATGGATATAAAAGTTTTGCTTGTAGAATGTTAAAAAAACCTAATATTAAGAAGGAGATAAATCGGCTTATGGAGGAGCGTGCTAAAAAAGCTATTGCAGATAGTAACGAAGTATTAGAATATTTTTCCAGAGTTATGCGCAATGAAGAGAAAGACCAATTTGGGCTTGACGCATCATTAGCAGATAGAACAAATGCGGCGAAAGAGCTTGCAAAAAGAACTATTGACGTAGACTTACGCAAACAAGGGTTAGCAGACAATCAATTTACAGTTACATTGAATTGGGGTGAGAACAATGAAGAATGATTTTATGGACGAGTATATTACACAATTTGCAATCAGTGCAGGCAAGCGTGCTTTATGGACTTTTGCTGAAACTGCTGTCGGCATGATTACAGTCGGACAAGCGTTTACAGAGGTTAATTGGCTTCATATCATTTCTGTAGCAGGTGTTGCCGCAGTCGTTTCTCTGTTAAAGAGTGTTGTTATTAGTATGCCTGAAATGAAAGAGGAATAATATGTCAAACAGTTCTTTAGTAACTTATACAAAACTTTCACCAAACTGTTATAAGCCACGCCAGTATCCTATCTCTCGTTTTACTATTCATCATATGGCTTGGGTAATGTGTACTTCAAAGAAATGTGCTGATAGCTTTGCAAGTCCATCAAGGAGCGCAAGTGCTACATACTGTATAGGTTATGACGGAGATATTTCACAGTCAGTAAAAGAAGAGAACGCTCCTTGGACTTCCAGTAGCTATGATAATGACAATAGAGCTATTACTTTTGAAGTAGCTAATAGTAAGGGCGCACCTAACTGGGAAGTTTCTGATAAGTCTTATAAAGCTCTTATCAACCTTATGATTGATTGTTGTAAGCGTAATGGCAAGACTAAAGTTATCTGGCTCGGCAATAAAGAAAAGTCTCTTGCTTATAAGCCAAAAGACAATGAAATGCTTATGACGGTGCATCAGTGGTTTAGTGCCACAGCTTGTCCCGGACCTTATCTTATGAGTAAAATGAGTGATATTGCGAACAAAGTAAATGCGGGTTTACAGAAAGCAGGTGATTCTTCTCAATCTACTCAGAAAACTACTAATACTAAAGAAACTGTGAAAGACGATTCTAATGAAAAGAAAATCTGGGACTTCTTAAAGAGCAAAGGGCTTAATGATTTTGCTGTTGCTGGTATTATGGGTAATCTTCGTGCTGAATCTGCATTAAGCCCTATTAATCTCCAAAATTCTTTTGAAAAGAAACTCGGCTATAACGATATTACTTATACACAAGCTGTTGATAAAGGCACGTATAATAACTTTATTCACGATGGCGCCGGATATGGCCTTGCTCAGTGGACATATTACTCTCGCAAACAAGGCTTATTAATGTACGCAAGAGGTCAAAATAAATCTATTGGCGATTTACAAATGCAGTTAGAGTTCTTATGGAAAGAAATGCAAAATTATTCAACCATGATGAAGGAACTTAATACTGCTACCACAGTTCGTGATGCTTCCAACTCTTTCTTATTCAGATTTGAGCGGCCTGCTAATCAGGGCGGTGCTGTACAAGATGCAAGAACAAATTATGGCGTAGCGTATTATAATAAGTTCAGCAATAAAGTACCTACTAAAACAGCTAAAGAGACTAAGAAACTATATAAGGTACAAGTTGGTGCTTTTAGAGATAAGAATAATGCTGAAAAGCGTGTCAGATATTTGGCTGAGCTTGGCATTAAAGCAATAATAAAACAAGCAGGTAGTTACTATAAAATACAGGCAGGTGCTTTTCGCAGTAAATCAAATGCCGAAGCCCTACTTGCAAAAGTTAAAAATGCAGGATTTGAGGACGCATATATAACATATGGCTAATATAAACATTGATTTAGACAGTTGTATAATACCAATGTATAAACCAGTGTTGCGTGATGTTTTAAGTCATAAACATACTCACTATGTATTTCCCGGCGGGCGCGGTAGTACAAAGTCATCTTTCGCTGGCGGTATTTCCGTGCCCATGTTGATTATGCAAAATCCGATGGTACATGCGATATGTTTTAGAAAGGTTGCAAATACCATTCAAAACAGCATATTTGCTCAAGTAGTTTGGGGAATATATCAATTAGGCGTAGAAAAATTATTTAGAATACCAAAAACCTACAGTACCCCTATCGTATATATACCAACAGGTCAGAGAATCTTTTTCATGGGACTTGATGACCCGATGAAAGTCAAATCTATCAAACCTCCATTTGGCTATATTGGTATTACATGGTTTGAAGAATTAGACCAGTATGCTGGGCCGGAAGAGCTTCGTAATGTTACTCAGTCTACAATGCGTGGTGGTAGTAAGTTCTGGGATTTTAGAACATTTAACCCACCTATCAGCAAAAATAACTGGGCTAATGAGTATACCGAAGAGTGCGAGATATATAGACAGCACGACACCCTGGTTACACGAAATTCATATCTTGATGTACCGCCAGAATGGCTTGGCGAACAGTTTATAGAAGAAGCTGAACAGTTAAAAAAGATAAATCCACGAGCTTATGACCATGAATATATGGGCATAGCTACTGGTACTGGTGGAGATGTATTTGAGAACGTTGAAGATTTAGATATGCAACAATTAATAGAGCGCCATGATGTTTATGGCAATATTACTGAACGCATACCTATGTACAAGACGTTTGACCAAATCTATAATGGCATTGACTGGGGATTCTCTATTGACCCGTTTAGATTTGTCAAAATGCACTTTGACAGACGAAAATTGGATTTATACATTTTTGCTGAATACAATACTATGAAAACACGAAATAAGGTTGTTTTCGACATATTGTATAAAGAAAAGAAGCTATTAACCTTCGATGAACTTGTCACCGCTGATAGCGCAGAAGAAAAGTCTGTTGCTGACTTTAAAGCATATGGAGCATTTATACGTGCGGCAGATAAAGGACCAGATAGTGTTCGATATGGCATAAAGTGGCTTCAAGGTTTAAATCATATTTATATAGACAAACGACAATGCCCATTTACATATAGAGAGTTTGTCAATTATGAGTATGAACAGGATAGAGAGGGCAACTTTATAAGTGCATATCCTGACGAAAATAACCACAGTATTGATGCTGTAAGATACGGTATGCAGAAATACGCTAATAGGCGTGGTCATTAAGGAGAAAATATGCAGTATAATAGCGATAAGTTACAAGCACGTATACAAGAACAAAATATACAAAATTTAGTATATGCAAATTATAAAAATTTAAGTGATAGCGAATTTGAGATACCACAAATGTTACCTGTACATGTAGATAACTTAGCAGATATTCCTATACAAAGTTTTGATTATGTATTAAGAGAAAAGAATCCAGAAAATTTAGGTGTACATTTCTTTATGTGGGACTATAAGTTTGAAAGGATTTGGAATTATCCAGATAGGTATACAGATTTTTTAAAAAAATTCAAATTTGTGTTATCACCGGATTTTTCTGTGTATAGGGATACACCAAATATTGTGCAATTATATAATGTGTATAGAAACCGGTGGTGTGGGCGATATTGGCAAGATAATGGTATTACTGTAATACCAACAGTATCTTTTGGAAATCCAGACTTTTTTAAAATTTTTTGTGCAGGTGTGCCAAAGCATAGCACAATAGCAGTATCAACAATGGGTGATGGACGTTGGGGAAATTACAAAATGTTAAAAACCAATTGGAATATGATGCTGTATTATTTGGAGCCAGAAACCATATTATTATATGGTAGAGATGTAGTTGATGATTTACATTTAGATGGTAATATTATATTTAAACGACAAATAAGTTCAAAGGTGGCAATATAATGGGACAAGGAGTTACGGGTGGCAAACATGCACCAGTAGGAACACCACGAGAGTTTAAGCCAAATACTGCTGGTAATGTAATTGAGGGTCTTGGTGGTGGCGCTCCTTTAAAACGTGAGTTTAAAGGCTCTGGTGTTAGGTCTTATACATATACACGAGTGGTTAATGGGGTAGAAATTACCAGAACATTCCGTGCACACTCAGTAAAAGAGGCAAATAAGATAGCCGCATCAGCAGGATTTAAAACCACTGATAGAGAGATAAAACGTCGTAGGAAGAGGAAGAGATAATGTCCATATGGAATACGATAATAGCAAAGTTAAGGGAGATGCTTGGAATGATAAGCAGTAAGGACATTGAAAAAGAATTAAATATAAACTATGCAATATCACCACAAATGGAAAATGCTATTCATCTGTGGTCTGATATGTATAAAGATAAAGCATCTTGGCTTCACGAACCTGACGAGAATAATCCTGTTCGTATAGCCAGTTTAGGTCTTGCTACTATGATTGCAAGCGAAAAGGCTCGATTAGCACTGCTTGAATTTGAGTCAGAAATATCTACTCCTACAGAAGAGGTAGAAGTACCTAATCCAGATTATCCTGGTGAAAAGACATATGCTACTGATATGGATGGTGAGAAATTTCCTGTTCCTGCTATTGAGCCGCCTAAGACTAAAACTGAGGAACGTCCGGTTGGTGATACTCAAAGGGCAGAGTATCTGGAACGTCAATATAAGAAACTACGCAAGCAGTTGCGTAAACAGATTGAATATGGTATTGCAAAGGGCGGACTTGTTATAAAACCGTATATAGTTACTAATGCGTTACCAGATGATGATACTGCTTCTTATACAGTTCAATCTGATATTAAGCCTACTACAGAGATTGATTTTGAGTTTGTACAAGCTGATTCGTTTTATCCGCTTGCTTTTACGCCCGCAGGTAAGATTACAGAAGCGGCATTTATTCAGACAAAGCAAGACAAGGCTGTTACATATCATCGACTTGAATACCATAAGTGGGAAAATAATGTTGTTACAGTTATAAATAAAGCGTATAAATCCACCTCTAATAGTGGTGATTTATCTTTAAGTAATCTCGGTAAAGAAATTTCTCTTCAAGAAGTTCCTGAGTGGAAAGACTTTCAGCCGGTTACAATCATTAAAGATGTAACTAAGCCGATGTTTGCATATTTTAGGATGCCAGATGCTAATATCATTGATACAAAAAGTCCGCTCGGTGTTTCTGGATTTGCTCGTGCTGTCAATCTTATAAAGAACGCTGATTTTATTTATTCCACACTTCTTTGGGAATATGAAGGTGGCGCACTTGCAATAGATATTGATAGAGATGCGTTAAAGGTAGATAGTGCAAATGGTAATGATTTTACAAGGCTGACTATGTTACAGGAACGTCTGTATCGTAAGATTGACCTTGGTGCGGCATCTGACACATATCAGCCATTTGCTCCCTCTTTACGTGATACAAACTATATCAATGGTCTCAATACTGTGCTTATGCGTATTGAGGATACTTGCGGCATTAGTAGAGGTACACTTTCTGATGCGGCAGATGTAGCTCGTACTGCCACAGAATTAAAAATTCTTAAACAGAGAAGTTATCAGACTAATGCTGATATTCAAGCGGCAATAGAAGAGGCATTACGTGATACTATTTATATAATGAACGTATATGCTGACCTCTATAACATTACGCCGAAAGGTGATTATGATGTATCGTTTGAGTGGGATGATAGTATTATAGTCGATGCGGATGAAGAGCTTGAAAAGCGTATTCTGTTAATGCAGAATGGTCTTGCAAGTAAAGTTGAGAACAGAATGTGGTACTTTGGTGAAACCGAACGTCAAGCAAGAGAAGCACTTGCCCAGATTGATTCTGAACAACAACAGAGTCAACAAATGGATTTAATGAACCAATATGATTTAAATAATCGTATTATGAATGGACAAAATCCAGACAATAAAATTAAACGTAATGAAGATGATGGGGACTTTGGTAAATGATAAATGATAATACAGTAAATAGTTTAATTTTACCAATACTGTCAAGGCAGGATGAAATAAATACGTTTGTATTAGAAGCTATTGCTAATAGGGTGCGCGAAATAGGCTCAATCTCGCCATCAGATATTAAACGTATGAAACTACTTACTATATTTGGTGCCGATATACGCCAAATAAATAGTACATTAGCCGAAATGTCAAAGCTACAAGTAAGGGATATAAAATCAATGATAAAAACTGTAGCTATTGAATCTCATATACAAGCAAAACCATTATATGATTATAGACATAAACAATTCTCCGATTATAAACACAATAGGCGGTTGCAACATATCGTAACTTCTATAGGAAATCAAACTGCACAAACCTATAAGAATTTATCAAATTCTAAAGCAACTGGTTTTTTAATTAGAGATTTACAAAATCCCAATAAATTAAAATTTCAACCAATAGGCGCAACATATCAAACAATAATGGATGAAGCCATTCAATCTGTAAAAAGCGGGGTTGACTATCGAGTGGCGATGCGTCGAACTCTAAAACAACTTGCTGATAGTGGAATCAGAAGGTTATATTGGGACAGCGGCTATACACAACGATTGGATACTGCGGTTAGGAGAAATTTATTAGATGGTGTAAGAGCTATTGACCAAGGTGTAGAAGATTTAATTGGTATAGATGTAAACGCTGATGGTAAAGAATTGAGTGCACACGTTAACTGTGCACCAGACCATGAACCCTTTCAGGGTCACCAATTTACCAATGAGGAGTTTGAAAAATTACAAAGTAATGAGGATTTTGAAGATATTAACCATACACAATTTAGTGGTGTAGACCGTGTAATCGGGCAGTGGAATTGCAGACACATTGCCCGTAGTATAATAATAGGTGTAACTAAGCCAAAATTTACAGAAGATCAATTACAAAAATTTATAGATGATAACGCAAAAGGGTACATATTACCAGATGGTAAACATTTATCTTTATATGAGTGCACGCAAATGCAACGACAATTAGAAACAAGAATACGATATGCCAAAGATGAACAAATCACATTATATAAATCTGGTGATAAAGATGGTGCCAAATTTGCTCGTCAAAAAGTTATTAATCTAACAAATGAATATTTAGCCTTTAGTGAAGCCTGTGGATTAAAACCACAATTAACGAGAGCGTCT